ACTGTACTATCTAAAACGTCTACACTATGCGGTAAAGAACTCCAGAAATGTTGTGGTCCGAATATGATACCCGGGCCTGGCGTAGTCAACGACGCCCAAGAGCTGTCTGTATTGCACTGGGGATTTGTGCCGGAGACGCATGCTAAGAGACAAGGGTTTTTCAAATTTGTCAAGTCAGCATTGTTGTGAGATACTTAAAGTAAAAAAAAATTTAATGTAATTTAAATGTAAGATAATGTGCGTGTCGTCTAATTCATCACTTGTATTATTCTTGACTGGCACTATGTGCTCGTTATCCCTGGCCTATCAAAAGAATGACATCAGGTTTTTGACTTATGCTACAGTATCGCTGATGCAGCTAGCTGAGTATTTAATGTGGCTAGATGTGGAAAATAAAGGTCAACATCCTGGTTTGAATATAGTTGGAAATTACATAGGAATCATTTCGTTGTTTTTGCAGACGAGTTTGTTAAACATTCTTTTGCCAATCACAACGTCTGGAACATACCTTGTTGTATTCAATGCAATTATATACACAATTATGGCATATAACTATTCTAGATCAGAACTTCTATCAACAAAAGAGAAATCTAACAAATTATCCTGGGGATTTATGCAGGCGAACAACAAATATTTCATTACTTTGCTGTTTGCGATATTCATCATATCTCAAACCCATACAAGCTTGACTCACTTTGATTCACTTGAATACGCTGCTGTAAATTTGATGATATTGCTGCTATCGATGAAAATAACCACGCCTTTTGTGATTGACTTCTCGTCGCTATGGTGCTATATGGGAGCGACATGCGTAGTTCTGTACACCACATATCGTCTGGTCTATACATGAAATTGAAAAATTTCTCCAATATAAATAAAGTAAATGAATAGCTCGTTGAACAAATTCCTTAATGATAATGGCGTTAACCCTTCTAAACTTTCTGACCGGGTTTTGAAAACACTTTCTTTCGAAGAGGACGAACTTGACGAAAAGAAGCTTATAGGTGGTTTCCTTCGCAAGCTCTCGAATTCCTATGAAGGTGGTTCTCAAAAGATCGAAGGTGGCGGCACAACACTGCCTAGTGAATACTTCGGTAAAGCCAGTGGATCTTACTTTACCGATGTAAGTAGTACTACTGTTAGTGACGCGAGTCCTGTACTAACACGCCCTGCTATGACTTCGACCTTTAAGGGAGGGGCATCTGGTGGTTACAAATTTTTATCTGTGAAACAGCTCAAGAAGGTCTATAAATCTGCTAATAAGGAGTATACTAAGGCCACAAATTTCCTGCTGGAAAAAATGCTGAAACGCACAATCAAAGGTGGCAAGATCACTCATAAATCCTTAAAGGCGGTTTTCGACTGATCTCGTTTTATCTTTCTTTTTTTCTTTGTCGTATCCATTCCGCGTATTCATTCCTCGTACCCATTGGCACTGACCAATTAAAAGTTTCAAGCGCTGAAACAGAACGCAGATGTGTCTGGTTTGTACCCTTTTGATATTGGCCTCTCTGGTTACAATCCTTGAATGGGTATGCTTTCCCTGTTATCTTGTCGAAAAGTTTCCAGTAGCTGTCAGTACCTCCCCCGAGTTTCTTTTTTCGCTTGATTTTGCACACATAGAGATCCTCGCACAGACATGCTGCTGATGGTTGCAATTCTATATTAAGGTGATAGCGTTCAAAAGCGTCAGTCAATATGTCACTTTTGTACGCTTCTGGATCATTCCCATCATCATCATCATCAGTTAAATTATTTTCTTGTTCTTGTCGTAGTTTGTTGGCTTCAATATCAGCCTTACGAGTTGATTTAGCGCGGGGTGGCGGCAACGTCCCCTGCTTTTTTTCACACTTGCGGGGCTTTGGTGCTGAATCGGAGATCATCTTCGCGGTTTGGGCGATCTGGAGTTCCATGAGTTTATTGTTGTTTCGCCGTATATTTTCATTGCGCTGTCTCTCGTATTCGGTCAAGTCTTCTTCGTGTGTTGATTCATTTCTCTTCCTGAATCTTTTATCGAGCGTTCCAATGCAATTAGGGCTTCCACATTTGCATTCAAACGATGCTGCCCCTTCGCTTCCAAAATGTGTGAAGTTATAGTTGAAAGTCAACTCTTCATTTGCTTCTATATCTTTAAGCGCGAAAATTCCAATCATAGTTGCTTTAGTCGATGAATCAATCCATTTCTGCAGTTCACAATTCGGAGAGCAAGATGAATTGATATAACGAGCAAGATTTCCCATTCGTCTTGAGTCAATGTATTTGCCAGATGATAATTGCATGATGTAGTAGTTTTCCTCGCCATTAGTATCACGGATCCTTTTTACCATTTCCTTCTCATCAATGACTTCTCCGACGTATTCTATGATAAAGTCCCCTTTTTTCTTTTCCTCAGCGATGCGCAACCCCACCCCACGATCTTTTGTGGGAAACGGCACCAACTTTGGCAAAGAACGCAAGTGAAAGGCTTTGTTTTGGCAACGACTTCCGCAAATGCGACCGTCGCATGTGACGCGCATGGCTACATTTTCACATGTATGTGTGTTCGTGCACACCAAAGCTTTCGAAGGATGCTGAAGCCTACAGTTACACGCCTCGACTTCATCGAGAACTTTCGGAGGGCTGGACAACCAATGATTCTTGTTGATTGCAAAGTATTCACCAGATGTTTCACTGTTGTGCCACCCCCACGGAATGATGTTTGCGTTTTTTACCATTTGACAAGATTGGTAAACAGCGAGAGTAAAACGATTTTCTGATAAAGGGCGTCCGTATCCCCTCTGCCATCCAACAGAGAAAGGTGTGATCCCGCTTTTCATGCGCCTCGACACCAATACATATTTTCCTGTCCCAAACAACTGGTAGCTAGCAAGTGATTTTGTGTTCGGAGCGCAAGAGTCTGGAACACGTTGGGATGGCCACTGCGGGGACCCTTCGAACTTCAACCAGACTAACCCTAACTTGTCACCATCTCCATTTAAGATTGCTGTCTCATTCTCTTTTGACTCTAAAAAGGAGTGCAAGTGGTTCCATGGCACAGATTTGAGTGCAGGTGGTTCCATGGCACATGTTCCATCCGCCATCCAATGCGCGCGGTGTAGTGTAGCACCACCCGGACCTGAAATAGTGTGACGGCGGGATTTTGAAGATTTTGAAAATAGTTTGAAAAGATTTTTTTCAGCAAATATTTTTAGGGCGTGTGCCATCTTGGAACGCACACGCGCCGGTACACACCTAGTAATATACCTTCAAACATGAACGTTTCCGCCACATATCGACATCCTTTTGTAAGCAGATGTCAATTACGAAGAGGTGGTTGGAAAAACGAATCGCGGCGGCATATACGTCCATCCTATGAAGCTAAGGAACGTCTTATGCGGTCTTGCTACAGATTATGTCGTGGAAGCTGCGATGGAAACGAAGTGTCGACGTTTCTCTATTCGATAAAGGACCATGAGCATTCCAATATCGCAGACGATATGTCTTATTACGGAATAATTGAAATGAGATCAGGGCATGCTGTTTGTTGTGAGGCCGATGCGCCGCCTTGGAAAACGACACTAGAAGATATTCGTCACATGGATCTTCAAGGGAAGACTGTTTCGTTGACGAACATCAGTGCGTCACGTATATCAACTAATCCGAACAAATTTTGGATAGAGGTTGTCATGGCATTTCATGACTCAGGAGCAAAGCATGTTCGATACAAAAATTGACCAAATATAAAATGGTCAAAAAGTGTGAAAAAAATGTTATAATAATGCAATAGTGGTCATGCTGAAGCATCTTCATATATTGATGTTAGGAGTAGTTTTAGTGATCTTACTCATGAACAAAAATCGCGTGTTTGAATCGCGGAATAACTTTTATGTATTCATAGCCTGTATAGCAGCTGTGGTTGCCCGTATTTACATAGAGAACCAAACTATCGAGAAATTCGAAGAAGATCCTAGCAGCGCCGAAGCAACTGCAGAGGAGCCGGAGCCTGCTGTACAACCGGAGATCAAAAAGGCAGTTGAGAAGGAGGAAGTTGGGAAGGATAAAGTTGAGACGCCTTCTGAGAACGATACGACAATTGCCCCTGAAATCAAAAGAAATAGAGTTTTAGAGGCGTCAATTAATAAAGAATTTAAGGAGCAGTTTACAAAAGAGCACGGAAGAGATCTGGTGTATTATATATCTACATTCGACGTATCCAATTATGATTCGGAACAGAACGTTATGCTGAATCAGGTAAAAATAGCTGGTGTGGATGACGTTGATAATGTTCTTCGCATTAATGCTAATTCAAAGAACAACATAAGTCAGTCTGAAGGGCTTTTGGTGAACTTTAAAAAATCAATGGATACTCTGTACCCGAGACAGCTTAAATTCAATACTTCCCAATTCACGATATTTTGGTATTGTAAGTTTATCCCTGTCAAGTATGACCAAGATGTATCTACGCCCAATGTATACTTACTGAACATACCCGTTCACAATGGACAGAATTTGGTAGGTATTGAGTACGAATTTGGTGCAGAATACACCAATCCAAGTATAAAAATACATTGGATGGGTAAAGAGTTGTCTGATAAATATACTTTCCAAAGCATCAGTAATGATCAAGACAAGTCATTGGATTTCTTTGATAACAAGTATCATCTTTTCACATTGATCAAATCGTCAGACGGCACCTTTAAGATGATCTTGGATGATCAAACACTGACAAGCGCGCCTCTTATATCTGGTAAAATAGATGGTGAGAGCGTTTCCGTCAATGATAAGAACAGCTACAAAATAACACTCAACTCTAGTGTATCCGATCCGACCCCTTCGGATGATAATGAATTGGGTGGTGCACCAAATGTTCCGTTGAATATGTTCTTAAATGCACTTGGTATTTACAATCGATCTTTGGAAATGCAGGAAGTCAATGACATTTACAAATACTTCACCGATGTGAAATTTGTAATGGACCCCCGATACACGAAAGTGAAAGCGGAGGTAAATAAATTCAAAGATTATGCAGCTTGTCCATTTTCAGACAAGACGTTGTGCGATACACCTAACTGTTCTGCTGTTGGAGACTGGCTCGATAACTCAAAAATAGTGAACAATGAGGCATGCTACAAAGACGTCGTGAGGTATTGCGATAGTCTGGATAGCATGGCGTCTGACAAAATATGTACATTTTTCAGTAAAGATAATGTCCTAAAATCAGCGTCAATGATCGAACAAGAAAATGTGGCGAAAGTATCTGAGGATAAAGAAGGGGAAGAGGAAGAGATTGTGAAGCAGTTGCGCAAAATTGGACTGAACAACATACATTTGGATAAGTCTTTGAGGGCTAATGGTAAGTATTCCGAAGAAATCAATGGACTCATTGATAAAATCTATGAGCAAAAGCAGATGAACTTGAAAGGACTTGACGCACTCAAAGACACCGACGATAAATTGGGAGTGTCTCCATTAAGTTACGACGCTCTGTCCGAAAATAAGAATACTGATAAATTAACGGAGGAAACAGTAAAAGCTCTTAGAACTAATGAGATGAGGGATAAACAAAAAAACTCATCAAGTATAATAGATTTAAAGTATTCAGACCTTGATGGATACGATGATATCATCAAGGAGTTTGAAAAAGAAGAAAATGAAAAGAAGCCAACTGAGAAAGCAGGGTTCCTAACAGGGTGGTTTTGAGCCCCAAAAACCAGTAGTAGATCTACTGTTTGTTGCATAATCATAGGAACTCTGACGAAGAATTTTTTCTTGAGATTTTACTTCTCGATCATCGACCGAGTAGAACATCTCATCATATCCCTCCTCTCTTTTTAAAGTTCTATAGAGAAATTGTGTTTCTCCCAGCTGAATTTTTAAAGTGTTTTCTTGACCGTTCTTGCTGTAAAGGAGGAGCAAGTAAGGAGATACTAGGACGTCATTTTCATAGTATGCATTTGGACGGGAAATTTTAATCGAAAACATTTTGCTTTCTTTTGAAACAGTTGCGGTTCCTGAATTAGGGGTGTTTTGGTAAGCTTGAGACTTATTCGCGTAGGGAAGACCAGATCCACTGAAGCTAGTTCTGTAGTCGGCGGGAGATGCGGCTATAAATTCTACTATGTTTCCGTCTATATCCTCTGAGAATTTACCATTCACTATGAAATCTGTTTCGTATTTGTAAACCTGTACTTCACACATGTTAATTTATTGAGATGTTTTTTTTTCGCTCATCTCAAAAAATCTATTGAGGTTTATGTTCATCATGTTCAGATTCATGTTGATTTTCTTCAATATTTCTGCGACATTTTCCGGTTCTTCATTGTCTGGTCCTCCTCCGCGGGTCTGCAAGAACTTAGTAAGACGGAAGTAGAGTGGATCTACATTCAGAATTGCCTGAGTGTCCAATGATTCGTTATCGTCTTCAATCTCTGAGGCACCACCTGACATTACATCTTCTTCGTCATCTTCCCTGTGATCTTCCTTGCCATCTTCCACATCAGCGGCATCGTCTGCAGCTTCTACGACGTCAGTTTCAGGAGGTGTTTCAGGAGGTGTTTCAGGAGGCGTTTCAGGAGGTGTTTCAGGAGAGACTATTTGTTCTTCCTTTTCAGCAACAACAGTGTCGGCAACATCATCATCTGTATCATCAGTCAGGTCGATCGGATTCGACTGTGAACCTTCTACATTGTTCGTTTCTTGCTTGACTTCAACTTCGTCAATGGGAGGAACAACGGAGGATTTGACGTTCTGTTCTTGAACAGGTGATTCAGATTCTTCTTCAGTACCCGGCTTTTTCTCTCCGTATATGATTTCATCGTCTGAGTCTGAGTTCTCATTGACATAGACTACCTTGCTATCGGGCATTATTTTATATCCCTTGAACAAAAAAAATGAGTCGAAGAGACGCATTACTTCTCATAACCGGGCACCTCAGAATTGTGAATTCCTTGAATGTCTACAGAATTTTCCCCTAGCTCATTGTAAAACACGTTGTAGTTGTATTTGTCAAAGACATTAGTCTGTATAGCCTCGAGCTTTGAGATGTCTATGTCATACTCTTTAAGGAACTCCTTATCCAGATCATTGTCTTTGCAGTGACTAGGTAAAGCAATATCCGCCTCAGCTTTTGGGGGCTCACTAATTTTCTGTTCCTGTTGTTTCCCTTCTTTATTTTCGCCAACAACTGTCTTTTCTTTTTTCACCGTTGTTTTCTTGCTTTTGGTGTCAAAACTTTCCTCTAATAATTCCACCTTACTGATCATGATATATGCGATTGAAGTAAATATCAAAGCTAACATTATGTCTTTCATCAGAAGTAAGATGAATAAGACGAAGCTTACTGCCGCTAGAGTGTTACGCCTGCGCTTAGTGAGCTGGACTTTATCTATGAATAGCACTGTGGCAAGTATAATAAAGAGTAACACATTACCGGCCGTTATCATCGTACGTGGTTTATGTTTATTGAGAAAAAAAAGTGTTATGTGGAATGATTAGATTTAACGACCAAGACCGACGCCGTTCTCATCATTGACGACGAATTTGCAAGAATTTGTATCGCAAACTTGTTTGAACTTCTCCGGAAGCATAGTTGATTTGTTACTGTCTTTCTTCATCAAGCAATCGGTACATATGAACTTAGAGTCTGTTGTTTTCATAATAGATTCGGCGTTGTTCATGAGAAACATCCTCTCATCATAGCTCGTCATGTTGGTAAGTTTTTGGCATCTGGATCTGTAATCAGTGAAGGCTCTGCCGTCGGCCATTCTACTGTAAGAGCTGAGGTCAATTAAATCATTCTCTTCTTTTTTAGTTTCTGTTGGACGTTCGCCGCAACCTTCACACTTCATATTTAACATATACCAACAAATTATTTTTATCTTCATGATAATTAAAGGAATGAGTTTTTCTAGATTGAACTATGACTCTTGTGCATATGATAAGGCTATAAAGCAATCTACAGCGGTAGGTGACTACATGACTAAAGCACCCAAAAATGAAACAAAATGTTTCTTTGACACTCCATACATGAGATTAGATAAAAGCCAGGTGTCAACGTGTAAGGATACCCCAATGATTGATATTGACTCTGAATTGCTTGGGCTCAAGCGCACTGCTGCAAAATGCCAAGAAAGTAAGATGCCGGCGTGTGTCATGGACAACTTGAGGCCTTGCCGAGAAGGTAACAAATTCATGTCCGCCGAAGACACAAAATTGAGCAATCCTCCTTGCACATTAAGAGGTACTGGTTGGAACCGATGGGAATGGCTCTGCAAAGATCCACAAGAGACCGCGGAGATTCCGTTCCAGACACTCATAAGTGACAAGACACTAGCGAAAGACAATCACAGGCCTCTCGTACCAAAACCACATGATGCTACAAACGAGTTGGTTTCTGACATGTCGTGCTATACTGACAGTCCGAGTATCAAATATCCTGAGGCTGAAGAAGAAATTCCCCTCGTGCATTGGAGGTCGTGCGCCGAAATACGAAGATATTAAATATAAAGGTACTATAAAAAATGGTCCTCTCCAAGACTGCCCCCAAAACTGCTAAAAAGCCTCTTAAAACGGAAGTAAAGAAAGGAGGTAAGGTTGCTAAGGCTGCCAAGAAAGCTTCCAAGAAAGCCGCTCCATCCTCTGAAGGGGCGGAAGATAAGCCTAAGCTTCGCTGGTTCACTATCCAAGGTTCCGGTACTGGATTCGTAGGCGGCAGGTACGCCGCGAAAGATGGAGTTGTAGGCACCGCCTCTCGTAAGGCCGGCGCACGCCTCTTCCGCGATCTTTCTGAGGTAATGATAAAAAATCGAGCCAAGAAAGGCAATGATGACATCAAATTTATTTTAAGGGAGACCACTCGAAATTCCAAGAAGAATACTTACTATTTCAAAGTCACCCGTGTCGTTCTTGATGAGCCTGTCACCATTAAGAAAGGTGCTATTGAGTACTCTATCAAGCATAAGTACGCTGTAAAGAGTGTCGGCTCGACTGAATGTGATGACATCGCGGCTGCAAAGGAATCTAAGGAATCTAAGTCTGCTGCTCCCAAAAAAGATAAAAAGAAATCTACTAAATCAAAGGCGTAGGAAAAATCATTGAAAAATCATTGAAAAATCATTGAAAAATACTAGAAAGTTTTTTTGTTCTGTGCATTCAAATCTTGAAAGCATATCTGACATGTGTTTGTTTATGGGCGTCGTGGAATACTTAGAAGCGCTTCTACGAGGTATTGTTTATCCTTTCTATTGAACTTGAATAGTTTCGAACGCTTGAATAAATCATATATCTTGAGCAAAATGCGCTTAAACATAATTTAATATGGGAAAAAAAATGTCCTAACTTCAATAATGGACACTGCCATCGAGCACACGATTTCTAAAAATGATGTGAACTCTATCTTCTTTTCAAAGGAAAATGTAGCTGCACTTCAACAAGGAATTAGATACACCGTGTTTCGTGAAAGTCAGCAAATCATCGGTAATCAAAATGAAACTGAATTAATGGTCATTATGAGATCCATATACTTACAATATGCGAAAAATTTACCCGACAATATCCTTTCACAAATACGTGATTTGAACGGCCGGGTTTTAGACTATGTTGTTCCAAAAATCACCATTGAACTGAATCAATATAAGACATATATTCGCGACGCGAGCGGCCTACCAGTGCCGATGGACAGGGGGCAAAACACGTCGGTAACCGGTACGAAGTTTTTGAGACAGGGAGACTTCTAAGCGCTCGATTTTGATTCCAGGCTGAGGGATACATTAAAGTACTCTTTTCTGAAAAGAAAATATCATTTAATTTAAACCAAATGAGTCAGATCAAACTGTACCATAACAAAAAGATCGGTGATTTTTTTTCAATACCTGTCAGCCTGATTGATAAATCCTCGATTTTGGACACGCTTTATTTGGCATCCCACTTCAAGAAGCTCGCCATTAAACCCGTAGCGACGGTCCGGGCGTCGAAGCACTATGTTTCAACAGTAGAAGCGTGGGAAAAGAGGTTGAAGGACGTGGACACGACAGACCTCGCTGCAGTGGCCGAAACCCTAGGCCATAACGTAGAGGTATTCAACCCGCTCGCATCTTCTGAACCGCGAACCCTAGTTTCGGGAGGAGGGAGATCTTCTAAACGCAAGGTACAACTGCTGAAGGTCAAGAAGGGGGGGGTGTACAAGCCCATGAAAGCCGGGGCGATAATCGACGAACTCCCTCCCGACATGATGCGTGATGTCGTCGGCAGATTGAAACGACAGGACAGATCTTCTCTCTTGGGCGTAAGTCGTGCAGTTCGCGAAGACACGATGGCTGCCTTACCTCCCCAAGAAAAACTGTGGGCAGCTGCGAAAAGCTTGAACATGGAATATGCCAAGACTGCGCTCGAGGAAGGTGCTCGCATCAACAAAATAGATCCGAGCGTTGGTATGAATGCACTCAAAATACTTGGTGCACCACCCTGGCGCGAGCGTGTCCTTGCGCTTTACGACTTCCTCGAAAGAAAAGGAGGAATAGCGTTGACCTTTGAGCAAATCAACAGGCATCTAGCCAGATGCGTCGAAGTAGTGGCAAGTCAAGACTACTATTATGATGAGAATGAATTGCGCCCGTATGAACCAAGCGATTATATATTAGTGGTCCCCGGGATGATAAAAGAAGCCTTATTGGATGGAGCGGATCCAAACACACGAAGGAAGTACAATCATTTTATGTATGGTGAACTAGAAGGAAGTCTATTACACGTATTGACTGTGCGTGCTATAGAAGGTATATATGATGATGACATCACGGCGGATGTCATTGCGGATGTCATTAAGGATCTAAAGTCTTTCGGTATTGATATGAACCAGGTGGATGTTACCCTTGAATCAGGACTGCCTAGTGGACAGACTGCATTGCATTACGCGTGTTGGGTTGCCGAACATGATCGATGGACGACGATTGCTGGCATTCGTCCATCGATCGTGAAGGCGCTGTTGGAGTCTGGAATCGACGTCAATAAGCAAGATTCACGGGGAGATACGGCCTTGCACAATTTGGTACGGTATCCCAGTGATGAAGATTCTTTGTTACAAGAAGACATTTCGTTAGCGAGACTTCTGCTTTCTCATGGCGCTGACGTGTCAATAAAAGACGAACAGGGAAGAAGGGTTATTGACTACACGGAAGATTTTCTAGAAGATGATATGAGTTATGATCCCGTCATGCTCGACGTTTTGATGAGGGCAACAGAAACACGAGAAGATTTCATCCAAGCCGTGAAGGACGGAAACGTAGAGTCCGTGAAGCAATTCCTTCAGCAAGGCGTCCCAGTGAATACTTCTTACAGTCTGGTAGAATTCGACTCATCGTTGTTCGAGCCTATTTTGTTTCGCGCTTTTGATAACTTTCTTAAAGACGAGCTACCTAAAGATGATGCCATGGCGATTGTGCGACTGCTCCTTGACCACCCGCGAATTGACGTAAATTTGGTTAACAGAAAGGGCTCAACGGTAATCATGTCTAGACATGTACTAGGTGATCCCACCCTTGGCATGATGCAACCCTGGAGAGTCGATGTTGTTCGCATGCTCATCGCCAAAGGGATTGACTTGAGAATTAAGAATGAAGACGGAGACAACATCTGGGATATTCTCATGGAGGGTGATCGTGTTGAAAGATACGACCGACACGAAAATGAGGAAATAATCAGGTTGGTCGCCGAAGCAAAGGGGATACCTTACGAAAATCCATATGCATCAATGTCAAAATATGACATTGAGGGACCCTTTCTGCTTAGAAAGACTCGATCGCGCGATGAGTCAGAATACGACAGCGATCGCAGTGTTCGTCAGCGAGTTGGAGGTGCTAGCTTAGATTTTAATTCCCAATCTCGTTCAAGCTACGGACAGCACACCACGAATGACGTGGCATTAGCAGAAGCCATCACCGTTTTGTTCTCAAAAATGAAAGCGATGAAACTAAAGGAAGGATTATTGGAACGATTGGCACAAAAATAAATATTTATTTTTTTTCAATACCTGTCAGCCTGATTGATAAATCCTCGAAAACATGAAGTAGAAGGCGGCGTCCGGTTGCAAAAAACAAAACAAAACAAAAAATAATTGAAAATAAATATCTTTTCAAAAAGTTTTCAAAGATATCTTTTTCGCAAAACAAGCCGCGTGGACCGAGTCGCGCGGTTTCAACAGTCGCGCGGTTTCAACAGTAGAAGCGTGGGAAAAGAAGCTAACGGGCGTAGACACAACAGACCTCGCTACAGTGGCTGAAACCCTAGGTCACAGTGGCTGAAACCCTAGGTCACAACGTCGAGGTGTTCAACCCGCTGGCATCTTCTCAACCGCGAACCCTATTTTCAGGAGGGGGGAGACCATCTAAACGCGTGACTCAACTGCTCAAGGTAAAGCCGGCGTTTTCAAACCAATGACTTTGAACTCGGCGGCGGCGGATGATGAACACACGGGGGGACGTACCGCTGTCTCCGATGAGCAGCAGCTTGATCAGGTGGACAAACGAGCAAAAAAACTTAAGTGGCTGCGAGTGATGCGTGATGGCACAACCGAGCAAATACAAGACGCCATTGATGACGATGAGATTTACATGGAAACATGGAATCGGGTATTGCGGACTTCTTATCGACCCACCGCAACCTTTATCATGCGTAGGCGAAAAGTTAACCCGGTGGTCGTCAATGGTAAAGCAACGATCCCGGATGAGTTGAAACAGTACGAACTCGGCAGGAACACAGAATATGAGGAAGAACATATCATCGATGGTACTGTATACCCAAAAGGTTGGCCAGAATGCACTATCACCGCCAATCCAATCGGCGCAATTTTTGCTAAAGACGGCCAGGGAGGTGAACTGAAATGGATAGGACAATACTATTACCTCCGAACACCGCCCACCAGAGCTAACCCAAAAGGTTTATTTCAATGCTATAACATCGACTCTATAGATTTGTACATGCGATCAAAAGACATGAGTGAGTCTGAGTTTGAAGATCCATTACGGAGACCGGCGGTCATGTTATCTAGTTTGCTAACAGAGTTGCAAAAAAGTAGTGACAATCCCAACATGGTATCGGCGGTGAAGGCATACAAAGACCGCATGGGCATGTCACATGATATTGGCTTAATTCTGAACATCTTTAAACGAAAAGAGGTTAGAGAAATTGAAGGGTTTAGAGGAGGATCGAGTGAAGAAAATGAAAGTCAAGAGGAGGAAAGTGCAGATGAAGAAGGTGAAGAAAACGAAGATCTGTTGGGAGACGACGAATTCGAATTCACAGACGATGAACTTCACGAAATTGTATTACGGCATCAAGCGAAGAAAGCTCAAAGTGACTTTGAAGCCGCGCTGATCAATATTAAGAGAGCGCTCGAAGATCCATTGGTTAAAAATAGAATCAACCAAAAATACTATCACCATTTTGGTGATATCAGTGATGGTATGGATGATGATGATGATATATGGGACATGTATTTTACCCATTACGGTTACATCAACAATCCAGAATTGCCCAATTTAATCGATGTCGACGATGCCTATTTCGTCACCGGTGAAATGCTAGGTCATGACCAATCATACCTCGAATTTGTGCTGCGAGGTATACAGGATGAACGTGGTGTCCCAGACAATCCACATTTGTGTCATTTGACGATCGATAACGGTTTCACCCCTCTTCATTGGGCGGTCATGTTCGACGACAAAGAGGTAGTCCAAGCTTTGCTTCACGCTGGCGCAGATGTTGACAGCAAAACGTCTGCATTCAAACAGACTGCGCTTCATAAAGCTGTATTACGTGCAGCAAATGGAAATCGGGAATCTTGCGTAACAAATGAACAACTTGACATTATCAAATTATTGCTTGAAGCTAATCCAGACATGGAGATTGAAAGCGTCGCTGGCATAACACCACTGGATACTGCCGTGAGGTGGGTTACTGATGACGATACTCTATACGAAATAATCGAATTACTGGTTGTAAACGGCGCTGATCCAAATGGTCCCGAAAATAATCATGGCATGTACCCGGACGGCGCTTTGCCGGTACTCGCAGAGAATATAGAGAAAAGAAATCGGGACGTCCCACTTTCTGACGGTCAGATTAAATCAATCAGGTTATTGTTGGCAATGGGAGCAAAACACGTAAGTATCTTTAACCCTAATATCCTTCAAGTGGTCATGAACAAGCGGAGCGTGGATATTAATTTATTAGAAGACATACTCATTTTTGGGGATAGGAATGCCCCTGAGACGGCATTGGAATTAGCCGCTAATGAAGGTCACGTCGCGGCGGTGTCTTACTTGTTGGGAATAGGCACACAGGTTAATGGCGTCTTCAAAAAGGGCGTCTTTCCCGAGATCGACAACTTGATTGACGAGGCAATGAACAACAAGAATGTTCAGAAAAAATTGATCAAAAGTGTGCTCACTGGCAGTGCGTCCGACGTCAAAGGCGCGATCGAACAAGGTGCTGATGTCAACATTGGTGTTGAAATGTTATGGGAATTCGGGTTAACCCCAAACCCTGGAACACAGCCATGGGAAACCTTCATACATGTGGACGAATATAATGCCAGCGGATACCTCTATGAGCATTATGAAAGCAGGATTACTGAACATGATGCCGTTCATACCCCATTTCACTATATCACGACCTTACTTCATATAGCGCTGTTGAGACTTCGTAAGTGCCATTACCTACCTAGGGATTCGTTGGAACATGATGCTATGACAAGCAAAAGGATTATTGAAACCAAAAGGATTATTGAATTATTGGTGAAAGCTGGCGCAGATGTGAATAAAAAAGATCTTGGACGGAATGTTGGAGACACCCCGTTTCACCTTGCTCTTTTGTTCGAAGAGGCGGACTTGATCATCATGATGATGGATCATGGTGCAGATTGCATTGATGTAGATCTGCGTCCTGTGTGGGCTTCTCGACTTGATCCGAGCGTCGACTTGAAAAAAATTCCGGATCACAATCTTTGGGGTGTCAATAGACTGGATCAAATGGTGAGTGTTATCAATGCTCAATTAGAAGGCAGCATAAAGACTCGATCGCGTGATGAGTCTGAATACAATAGCGATCGCAGTGTTCGCCAGCGCATTGGAGGAGCGGACAAGCCATTGACTTGGGAAAATTGGACGGTAACATTGCCCGGAGCAACTGACATAGCTTTAACTGCTCAGAAGGTATCCGAAATTTTGGGAGATTCAATTGACATAACGAACATTTACGCAGATAATGCGCGCAGAGGAATCAAAAGAGGGATGGAGAGTTTTTTCAATAATGCACAATGGTTCGAAGTTGAGACTGACCTCAAGGTTATTGCAAAGCGCTTAGGGTATTCGGAAAGTTTTCTACAATCGTACAGATGTCAAAGACAATGCTATAATCAGTCATATCTATTCAGCATTGTCAACGATAGATATTTCACTATACACGGTTGGGCAACTGATATTGGATTAAAGTTTCCCACCGCTCACGCATGCCTTTGCGCTGTATTGGATGACGGGCTTTTCGTTTTTGATCTCGTTAGAGACGATCCACTCCTTATGTTTGGTGCTCCTGTGAGACGTGATTTCATGGAAAAAATTGAAGACATTGGGTCACATGGCGGGCTGTATGCAATTGATACTATGAATTACTTGAACCAACAAAGTAGACGGGACAATAATCAAGACGATTTAGTTACACTTCTTGAAGTTTTACATGCAAAACGCCTCAGCGAAAAAAAGGGTGCAGAAGACTACAGTGATTACAGTGACGCCGAAGACGAGACGAAGACGTAGATATAAAACAAGGCCTCATCAACAAATTGAAACAAAAATGTGGCAGCTGATACGAATTTCTTTTATTCAACCTTAATAAATGGCTACATATAGTCAACCTCACCCCAGAATAAAGATTTACGATAACGTATTAAGTGAAAGTGATCATGAATTTATGTTTCAAACGTGCCTTGCTGCTCCATACTTTCTAGGATGGGGAGACACTGTACTTCATAAGCAAACTCATTTGCATTCCACTATATCAGGTGATGTATGGGATCGTGTAAGAAATCAGGATATGAAGTTGTTGAATTCCCCGCCATTTGATATAGTTAATATTTTGTCACAAACAGAAGCTTGTAGAGAATTTAAAGACAACTCAGTCCATAAAAGTGTTATCAATCTGGACACAATCGCAGATACACACGCCGCACATGATCACAGGGGACAAATTGTTGCATTGCTTTACATTAACCCATTTTGGAAACCTTCGTGGGGAGGCGAAACTCTATTTTTCGACTCGATCACTGATGAATTGATTCTCGCTATTCCATACACTCCAAACAGAATTGTCGTTTTTGACGGAGAGATCGATCATAGTTTCAACGGTCCGAACATAGTAAGTCAGATTAAACACAGATTTAGCATATCAACATTTTTCTACAGCGATGAGATGGCGGGTAAGGGTGATCTTGAGGAGTACTTGGACGATCTTCAGCAGTTTATAGCAATGCGAGCTAATGACGTGTGAAGAAAACTTCAATTGTTGACGAATTATTTTCTAAACCTTTATTAAAATGGAAAACCCGGCGCCTCCGGCATTTGATAGGGTTAAACCTCTAAACCCCCCGGCATTTGATAGTCCACAAGCACCTAATCGACTTGGATCAAAATTTGGGTCTAAATGGATGGAAAACACGAAGGTAAATATAAGTAATAAGAATCTAGGAAAAATCGCTATCTCCATATTTCTTCTGTTCTTGACTATCTACGTACTAGTGTACGTGTACAAACTGTATATGAGCTCTTCATTGAAGACTACAACTGTTCTTAAGACGCCGATTAGTATTCCTTACGTAGAGACCAACCTTACTAGAGATGTTCAGCTTCCAGCTAACATCGTTGGAAATCAATACTCTTTGTCTTTCTGGATTTACGTTGACGGAGTTCCTCCGACATCTAAGGATAAATTCATGATAAGTAGAGGAACAAACCTTGAAATGTTCTTGGACAAGAAAAATTCGCTGATCGTAGACATCGGGAAAAGGATGGAGTACAGCAACTTCCCTACCAACAGATGGGTGAACGTAGTTTTGATCGTGGACGAAACATTGGCGACTTTGTATCTTGACGGTAAATTTGTCGAAGCTAAGCAAGGCAACTACTTAGCTATAAACGGTAACGTCATTGTTGGAAAACCCGATTATAGAGAGAAGATCGACGGCTACATGAGCAAGGTGCAAGTGTTTAACTATGCTCTCACCATAGACCACACGCAAATAATCTATAAGTCCGGGCCGCTACACAAATCTATACTGTCAATGATTGGCATTCCCATGTATGGATTGAGAAATCCCTTTGTAAGACTTGACGAAGTTAGCCCCAACAAATAAATTTTTAAAAACTTTCTTTTTATACATAAAATACTAACATGAGCATGATGAAAAGTATTTACTTGTTTATTGCATTAGTGACATTTTACGCTACATTTTTCGTAATAACACCATGGGTCTTCAAAGATCTTCACGATTACAAGCAAAAGTATTCTACGAAGACGTTCTCAAGAAAGGATTCTATTCTTCTCGTAGATGGCGTCTGTGATTTTGGAAATACAAATGTACTTAACACATCGAACCCACATAAGGGTAATTTTATCGAAATGCCCCCATCCATGAACAAGTCCGGTGGAATCGAGTTTAGCTATACATTCTGGGCAAAGATTAGTGATTTGAAGAGTGATACAACTCTTTTCATTAAGGGAGCTAACCCAGTAAAATCTTCATTGAGCGATGAACTTTCCAAGGTAAAGGACGCTGAAGGAAATGTTATTGTGGATGACTTGATTAAATGCCCAATGGTAAATATGTCTAAGGAAAATATCACAATCTCTTTTAACACGGCTAGGGAAATTCACAACGAAATGACATTTGAAATTGGTGCTAACTCCCATCTTGAATCTACCGATTCGAACCCCCGGTGGTTCTTGTTCACACTCGCATTTAGGGAAGGTGATTTTACAACAGAATATGGAATGAAGGCAAAGGGGGTTATCGTTGACCTTTACATCAACGAACAACACGTGAAGAACAAGTTCATAGATAACGATTCCATGCGCCTTAATGACGGCGATTTCTATTTCTTTCCCAAAGGAAGCAAGGATAATCAAAGCATGATGGGCAATTTGTATTACCATAACTGGGCGTTGAATTCAGATGACGTGAAATCTATTTGGGCAGCGGGCTACAATGATAAAGGTTGCACTGTGGCGAGTACGGCTCAGTCTGGGACCATTCATAGCCAAATGAACGACCTTGGTCGTCATGGTGCTAACCTTTTCATATGAATACGAAAATAAATCTTTTTTCATAACAATGATAAAGAACCTCGCTGTAGTCATTATCGTTGCTTTACTGTTTGGATTACATGAAACAATTTTTGAAACAAAACAGCAAACGGACACATTTGATGAGATAACGATATCTTCAAATAGGGAAATAACTGAGATTTTAGAAGAGATGAGATATGTGAAAAAATACAACGCATCGGTCTATGCTGATTTAGTTAAAGCTGTAGACGCGATAATGTATATTTATTACAGACATTTAGGTGGTAAGACTGTTGTATTGGACGATATTGCGTTCCACAAATCGAGCTTAGGTGATATTTACGAAGAATTATCGTTAAATTTACCTTTGAAATACCACGATCGATTAAAGACGCACATTGGCGAGCTCAACAAAGAAATGGATAAAAAAATGAAATTAATCAAAGTTAGATCGTCCAGATCTCCGATAAAAATTTCGCTGATGAGTACAAAATAATTTGACAACGATGATAGTTTACTCGGACAAGTTATTATCATCATATGCCGCAAAATATGTTAACAAGACGAATGATATGGTATCACAGGATTTGAGCACAAACATTGATTCCACGAAATGTAGAGAATTTGCTGATTTATGTCATGACGTGAACTACGCTATCATATTGTCAAATTTAACAGACCACGAGCAATTGATGATTATGCGGTTTTATGAGGTATTTCTCTTCAGGATTTATACCGTTAAAAAGAAATTTCGATCAAAGACCACAGTTGACTGGAAATCGTTCCAGACGTTCATAAAAAGTAATGCATCATATGAAAAGCTGTTTTGGACGTGCTTCCACTATTATTTCTGATTAATAATTTACGATCTCGTTAGATTCTTTTATCATCATATCAAATGTCGGAGCAGGGACATACTCGTATTTTACGCGTCTCTTCTGTGTTAAAGCCTCTATTTTTTCTTCATAGTAGCCAGTTAGTATTAAATACATCGCCGCGAACATGAAAGATGTTACGATTATATTCATTCTTTTACTTGAAATTAGTTTAGATTTTTTTGTGTGCGTTTGATCCAAATCAAACCTTTTTCTCTTTTTTCTCTTTTTTCGTCTTTTCTTTTTTCTTAGCTTCTTCATTCTTAGTCCAAGCTTTAGCAACCTCAGTTGGCTCACCGTCCTTGAACGCGCCGAAAGTCCCCTTCTTGGTTGTGTAGCCAGCTTCTACAAGGTACTTCATGGAAGCTTTGCCCTTCGCGCTAGCTTTTTTGCTTACAATATCTCCTTGCTTGTTTAGCTTAAGATCTTTTTTGGTGAGCTTACCTGTTGTCATTTGTGCGGATCCATTCCAAACTTCCCTTCTAGTCCCGAACTTTTTTCCCTCCATTTTTATTAATACGTGACATATTTTTGATATCAACTTAAAGATATGAGTCGCGTATAGTATTAGATGGAGAACCATGGTAGATGATGAAAAATGTAGCACATCGAAAAAGATTCACCCGTGCTACTATGGTCTCGATTTCGATGAATCGATCGATGTTAGGCCATATATGATTGACTATGTAGAGTTTGCAACGTTCATCGCGAAAAAATCGCAGATGAACCACAAGCACGGATGCGTTATCGTGCACAAGGGAAAGGTAGTATCTACTGGATTTAACAAGCCATTAAAACCGGGATATAGCATACACGCTGAAGCAGTCGCTATTGCAAAGGCAAAGAAGATGTTGTCTGCATCAGATTTGAAGAACTGTAAGCTCTATGTCGTGCGGATAGGTTCAGATAATATGCTGAACCCGCTTAAATATAGTAGACCATGTATAAACTGCTCTAAGATAATTGAGAGGTCGAAGATCGGCAAGGTCTTCTATTCAACATCGTACGACTTTTCCGAGGGTAAGTGTGTACCGTGTGATGGGGGGATAAAAAATACTTAAAACTTTGAAATTAATATTTTGAAATATAAATCATGAGTACTACTTCTGAATTTTCTTCGTTTACCGAAATTGAACAAAATTACCAACCGGATAAAAACAAGTCAAGCAATATTATGACAGTATATGAGAAGACAAATCTGATTGGACTTCGGTTGGAGCAGCTTGCAATGGGCGCCCCCTCTCTACTCGATGATGATGACCTGCAGAAGTGTGAAAACATACACCAAGTTGCAGAGAAGGAGCTCGAACTAAAATTACTTCCTTACATGGTACAGCGCAATCTTGGGAACAATACAAAGGAAGTCTGGAAAATCAGAGATATGTTTATTCCCTAGATCAGACGCAATAGCGATACGTGATTGATTCGCCGATTGCTGTACTGCCCCTGACTATTTTAATAAGATCGCCCGCCTTGAAATCGTAATATTTTGCAACTGGATCTGTTCTGTGGATGATCGGCAATTGTGTCTTGTTTTTAATTGAAAACCTATCGTATATTTCCTGTGAGTCTTCCTTTGACATAACTATGTGCAGCGGCACATACGAATGTTTTGTAATGTTGAATAGAAGGTTTTTGATCTCAAACATCTCTACTTTGATATTCGTTTTAGTTTTTTCATCATGCTGTGCAATCAAGCTTTTGATGTTCTTCTCGTTATTGCTGTTGATTTTTTCTTTGAAAATGAACACAATATGATTTATTTCTTCATCGTCGTTGATCGAGTTCAAAAATTTTTGAAGCTCGACTTTCATATACTTGGACTTCATGTGATAAATTAATTTCATTTTGTCGTTGATCATTATCTGAAATATCGAACCGTTTGAACCTTTATCGTAACTGCTCTCATCCATGATCATTTGAATTTCTTGATCGGAATATGTATTCATGTTTGCCATATCATAGCCTCTGTCTTTGAACATCTCCTGTACAATTCTAAAACTTGTCAAAATGTTGTCTTTGTCACTCATCTTCCTTATATAACTATTAAAATTTTAAATTTTTAAATTGGTTTTTGAGGCAAAAAATTTCTCACATTAAATAAATCAGACATGAAACATACGTTAAATGTGAAAGTTGTGTTGTTTACATTGATTATCATGATGATCCTGATATCATCTGGTGTGATATTTGTTTTAGACTTAGCAAATTTTGAGGGAAGCGACGCGCTGTTTCTACCATTGATCGTTGGAATGATACTTACTTTAATTCGCATATTCAACAACGTTAGTGAGAAATCCAAAATCATAGCTAATATCAAGAACGAACGAGAGGTTAACATGGATCAGGAGAAAATGCAATTTGTTACATGCCCTGAATATTGGACCCGGAGTACAGTAAATGATCAAGTTGTTTGTAGAAATGAATTTACCAGCAAGGATGATAAGACTCACTACATCGGTGGCCTTTTATCTAAGGTAGAGTCTCCAAATGATACCCTTGAAACTACAGATGTTGCATCAAACATTGGTTTCGCATTTGATGTCACTGAGACTGATAATCAACATGGATTCGATCACATGCAAGAAACATATATCCCCTCTATGCGCAGTAACTTGGCCTTGCCAACTGTGAATACCAACAGGGTAATCGAGAACTTCGAATCTGATGATGGTCATGACACTGTTCCCCATAAGCATCACCGCACCTACGTTGACTTCGCACACACCGACAAGCCTGTTGCGTGGGTAGACGGCTCTGAACGTGAGCACGATCCACGATCGTACAGGGATAGTAAACATTTAGTCATTTACAACGAAGAAGTATACCATGATCACTCAACAAATAATGTATACGACTATGCTGGTAATCTCATTTGGGGCAAAAATACAAATACTGCTGCTGCCGGAGTTGAATCTAGTATGGAAGGGGAAAGACCTGCTTTCAGTAACGATGAAAACTGGATCAGTCCTCACCAATCTGGTGATCTTTTGCTTGCAGAAATCAATTTGAATGAGTTAAATAAAGCGAGCAACAAATGTCATTTAGCAAAGAATTTACCTTGGATCGAAGCCAAAAATAAATGTGCCAACGTAAACGTTAAATTCGACATGTAACTGAAAAAGTATTTAAACGCATTTTTCTATTCATATCATTAAATTACAAACACGCCCTTTTCCCATGGAGCTCAATTTGTATGATAGATATGACGTTAGAGGATTCGATGATTTCAAATCGAATTACAAGCAGGTCGTGGAAGTGAAAGGTTTTTTGAACAGAAACCTAAATTCCCCTGATTCCAATAGCATTTGCATAATTTCTGGATGTTTAGCATCTGGTAAAACAACTATACTTCGGTTAATAGAAGGTTACCGCGCGGACTCCGAAGTGCTTATGCTCACGCACCAAGATGAATATTCAAAAGCATTCCATAATTTTGTACACAAAAGGTCGATTGAGAACATGATTTTCAAAAAAAAACGCTATATTTTAATCGATGACATACATTTGTTCGATAAGCAATTTATTTGTAACATAGCAAAGACGAATCTACGTGGAGCAGATGTAAAAGTGGTTGTAACTGTTCAGCACAAAGAGGAATCAAAAATAACAGAATTGAAATCGCAAAAAGTGAACGCATTGTACCTGAAACTCAACAAAATATCATTTCAAGATTGCTTTCTTGTCATAAGCGACCTAATCGAAACGTTAAATCTATCAGACAAGGTTGATTTAAATGATGTTATTCGAGTTATAAAGTATAATAATTGCAATCTGAGACAAACCTTGCAAAGCCTAAAAAAAACGGACGAGATGGATTCCAGTACAGATGTAGCAAATTACAGTGACATGAATGTGTATGATTTAACTAAAACATTCGTAAAAAGTAAAGTGAATGATAAGTTCGTCAGTTTGGCAATGTCGAATCTTGTCTTGTTTCTAGTCTATGAAAATTTACCTAATTCTTTACCTTTGAAGAATAAAACACATCGTGAACAGAATATTCAAACACATATCGACATATTGCGCAGTATTATAACATTTAATGATGAAGTGCACATGCATGATCACATTTCAAACACTATTTTGAACTACTATTCCATGATTAATATTAACCGATTGATCACGCAAGCTAAAGGTAAGCAAGAAACCTCACTTAAGTACACCAATATTTTCAATAAGCTTTCTATACAATCGAGCTTCCACAAGAAATTGTCGAGCTATTCAAAAAATGAGATATTTTGTAAACCATACGAAAGAGCGATGTGCTTGAGGGACAAAAATGATTTCGCGGCAAAAAAAATAATTAGCGACTTCATTAAGAATTAAGGTTGGTTTCTTTCTCCGCGAAGGAACTGGGCGCGCGCGCGACGTGGGAGTGCGACGTGCTCGATGGCGCTTTTCGTTCGAACATTGATGTTATTGTAGTCAGTGGACCCACGCAATTTCGAGGTGTATTAATTTTATGTATTAAATCCCCGTTGAAGACGACCATCCTGTTTGGAACGCACTGTATAGCACTGATAACTGATTTTCCATATTGATCATAAAAGAAAATATCGCCGCCACATTCAGGTCTCCAACCTGTATTCGCATAATACATAATGACGTCCGTTCCCAAATACGCCCCTTTTACCTCTGAATCAGCTATAGTGTGTAATGTTGTTATTACATTATTCATTGTGCGATTGGAATATTCGCGGTACGGCTTGGTTTTCTCAAAAATGTTTATAAATTCATTACTAGACTCTCGCCATACTGTGCCTGGAATCATTGAATAAATATACATTTCATCGCTATTGTCTAGGGTGCCTATTCTGAACTTCATTTGTTGACATGAGTATACGATAAAATTTTGTTGTTCTTCCGTAAAGACCTCATCGTATACTGTTATCTCCGGATGAGGTTGACTCGTTCGAACCATTATTTTTATTTAATTAATTGAGAGGTAACATATTTTGCATTGGTTAATCAACGCATCCGAATATTTCATCAAAATGCTTTGATTTTTCTTCAATCAATTCAGTTTGTTTGTCGTGCACAACCTCGAGAAGAAAATCTTCAATTTTCGCAAGGGTCCGTTGCAAATGAAAAGTTGGCTTTCCCTTGGCTGACATAATTGGTATGTTTTTCGGAAGGTTGCAAATATTTGGAATTATTGCATAGGTCTCTCCACCACAATATTGGTCATCTCGTCTTAAAAAGTCGCTTATTTCAATGATTAGATCACGTACCGAGTCGCAGAGTTCTTCTAAATTTTGGACTTTACGATTAAGTTCCTTCAAAATTAATTCTTTATTCCGAATGTCCTTTATTTCGTCCCTCGTTTCTCTTTGTTTCCGATCGACACTTGATAAATAATTCCCATCAACGAGTATCGAATCATTATCAGCATACATGCTATCCCATACAAGGGCTTTCATACATTTTATTTCGCTCACACATTTCGCCTTTTGCAACTCGACACTATCTATAAACGCACATTCATCTACGCCGTTCGTGATTAGCTTTAGATTTGTGCTGCATATTGCTGTTCGTTGTTTCATCTTAGTTAGGGCTTTGATATCGCAAAGCAATAAACATATTTTATCCATTTGCATTTCTAATTAAAACTTGTTGTTCTTTTAAGTGCTTTTCAAAACAGCATGAAAATTGATTTAAAACAACGGCAAAATAGAATATTAAAAAATGCATTTGTAATAATGATAAATTTTACAGCATTACTATCCGACCCATTTATTCTGCAAAACCTGAAAACTTGGGACTTTGCAAGCAAAGTGATTGTAAGGAAAGCAACAATAGACGCGTTTCATGTCAACACACCAAGGTACTCGACAGAGATGAGATCATTTGGATCATGGACGAGAGACACTCTGATTGACCTCGGCCCTACATTTATCAAGCTTGGTCAGATAGCTAGTTCCCGGACCGATATTTTCAGTGAAGAGTTCATAACAGAGTTATCAATTTTGCAAGATGATTGCCCTCCAATTGAAAATTTAGATATACCGAAAATTGTTGAAAGTGAACTTAATATCGGCAGTATTTACAGCGTATTTGAATCATTCGATATAGAACCTTTTAAGGCAGCTAGCATTGGACAGGTCCATAGAGCGGTCATGAAGAATGGTGCAGAAGTGGTTGTGAAGGTACGACGACCTAAAATCAAGGATATTGTCATGAATGATTTAACCACGATAGAATCTATATCTAATGTGCTAGCATTTTTGAAAATATCTCAAGAAGGAGATTCGCAGCTCTTTGAACAGTGCAAGGAGTATTTGTTACAGGAAATTGATTATGGCAGAGAAGCAAAGAATGCGAAAATGATGAGAAAAAGCTTCTCCGGTGATACGGATATTATCATTCCGCGAGTTTGTTCGAAATTATCTAACGGTGGAGTTTTAGTGATGGAAAGAGTCGATGGAATAAAAATAACCAATGTAAGCCGAGAGAAAAATAAGTCGAAAGTAATAGGCATTCTTGTGAAATGTTTTGTGACGCAGATACTCGATCATGGCAGAATACATGGAGATCCCCATCCTGGCAATTTAGCATTCCACCAAGGAAAGATTGTATTGTATGACTTTGGCCTTGTATTGGATATTTCGAACATTGTGAAAGATTCATTCGAAGACATAGTACTATCTATAATCCAACGAGACAGTAAAAAGTTAACCGACATTCTATTGAAGACGAAGCTGATCATTCCAAATTCTAACAAAGCTAATATAGAATGCTTTTTCGACGCTGTCTTCAATATGACACGAAACGAGGAGATGGATTTCGACTTTGATTTTGAGGAATCGGTTGAGATGCTCGCCGATTTGGGTTACAGCGATTCGAATAGGCCTTTTACTGTATCAAATGACTTGATCTATCTTGCTAAGAGTTGTGCGCTGGTTGATGGAATTTGCAAAACTTTAGACCCTGAATACATGCCTATGCAACTTATAAAGCCTTACATCAGCAATAAAATCACTAGTGCAGACATTGCGTCAAACATCAATTTTGATAGTGCGATGGCAGATATATTTGAGATACCGTCAAAGGTACGTAACATGAATGCCTCTGTGTTATCGATTGAGAAGTCGACCTATAGCATGAAAGCTAAAACCCAGAATCTTAAGGCAGATGTCAGAAATTTGCAGATCATAGTGGGTGCTTTCATGATGTATGTCATGACAATGCATTGAAAAATTAGTTTTATATTCATACACTGACTACTTCCGCTTCAAAGAATTCGTCATCGTCATCGTTATCTTCATCTTTGGGATCTTTTTGTAGGAATTTCCAATCTTTTACTTCCTCCTTAGCTTCGTTTATTTCACCTTCCACGAAATCGCGGTGTTCTTTAGCGATGTCACGAATCTCAGCAATTTCATTTTTCATTAAGTGATCAATGCCTACGGCGATCTCATCGAGGGATTGCTTTCGCATTTTATTTAACTTTGCAGTTTTATCTTTGTTTAAAAACGCTCTTTTGAACGATTCGAATTTGTCGGAGCGTGCAGAGCACCTCACAAGACGGCTAGCAGCAGCATTGGTCGCTAAAATTGAAGTAGAATACATTGTTTGTTGTAATGTATTATAATATTTTTTTAAATAATTTTTTTTGTTTGTTTAATGCAATAAGCGATGTGGATGGCGTTGCTCGCACTTCTATTCTTATCGATTGTCATCTTTACGATTGGAGTATCTTATTGCAATAATAAACGCGCAATCGAGAAATTTGAAGAGATGGAGAAGGAATCAATGTCTAAATATCAACGATCTTCTGTCATAATTAAAGCTTTTCAAGAAGTAAAGGGTAGTAAACCCAGCCCAAAGGAGCTTGGTGCATATTACGATGAATTTGCTGAGAAGTCAAAATTTGATAAGAGTGATGTGGTGCCGCTAATACAAGACGAGGCTAAATATCATACGATAATGGGAAGGTTTTTCAAGTCCAGCAGTGCAGAAGATGACGCTGATGTAGATGATCAAACTCCAGAGGTACAAACGATGAAAAGTAACAGAATAGCGGATGAGATAGATGATGAGGAGGCTGCTATTTTGATAGAGAAGAGTTACGACTTAGTTTACCCTGACGAGACATTAACAAAGGAAAATAAAGATTTCCTCATTAACAAGCTGAGAAGATTAGATAACGATCTCGGGGCTTTAGAAGACTACTTGACGAGCGACACCGAATACAAAGAGAATATAAAGGGAAAGCTTGCAAAAGCTTT